TGCCTTCATTTTACTTGAACCACACTTTGGTTTGGTTGTTTGTCCTGGTTGTTTTGCACAGGGTTTTCCTGCGTATTTACCACCCAATTGAACCCAACCAGGGGTGCCATCAGAAGCGCGACTCTTAGTAAACCAGTCACGCAAAGAACTATCACCACTCTTGTTTTCATCAATAGAATCCTCCTTCACGCAATTGGGAACCATTCTTTTTCCCTTTTTCTTCATTCCAAGTTGTTTATATCCATCCCAACATTTTTCATTCAAACCTTTAATCCATTCATCTGGAGTTTTATCATGTTTTTTGACAAATGCATTATGAAGTTCTTTTGCAGTCATATCATGTTCTTTCATAATATTACGCATTAGTTTGTCAATAGAATCATACGAAGTATCGTCTAGTTTTTTAAGTCCACTTTCAAGTTCTTCAATCGCATCTTCATTAATTGGTTGAGTAAAACTCTTGAACTTATAATCACTACCCTTAATAATATCAACAACATGTGCGAAAGTTTCACCATTTGCATCATGAAGTTCTGTCCATTCTTCTTTTACTTTCTCCATCTTTTTAAGTTTGGAGTAGTAATTTGGAATTTCATCTAAATGTTGCAATGCAATATCCATTGCTTCATCATTATCTGTAGTATGTTCATGCTCAACCTTCATCCCCATCTCAAGTTGTTTTTGGATGATTGATGGAGATACTTTATGCTTTTTTGCGATTTCTTCTACTGATTTATGACCTTTGAATCCTTCTTTAACTTCCTTGGTTCTAACTGTATCATCTTCACCATGAGAAAGGTGGTCAGCTACGGTATCAAGATACTCAGCGGCTTTAGTAATTTTTGATTGCACCCATGCTTCTAAATCACCTTCACCTTTAAGTTTAGTCATCAATCTGGTGATTGCAGCCTGTGCAGTTTTAAGTTCTCCACGAGCCATGGAAAACTCAAAATCCTCTCCGAGAGGTGCAATTGTTTGTAGGTCTGCAAGAGTAGACCACTCTTTGAAGGTGAGTTTATCCATTATTTTTTATAAGTTTCCTATGTTTATTTAGATGTATCTGGATTCATGGAACTCTTCAAGAACTTTTGGAGTTCTGCTGTAGATCCCAAGAACACTGCATTGTTGGTAACATTTGTTGGCACAGATCCTTTTTGTTCTTGATTAATATCTTTCATCTTCTTCTGAAGATCAAGGAGTTTATCAGTAACATCTCCAACATTTTTAATGAGTTGTCCAGCAACCTCATAGGCTCTTGGAGAATCGGATTCTTGTGCGAGTTCTAGAATACCATTAATTGCTTCTTGACCTTTTTCTATGATAGAATAGAGTTGACCTCTAGAATACTCATAATCTTTTTGAAGTTGATCTGAAGATTCTGTAGGTTTAATTATGGTGGGTTCTGATTTGACAATCTCCGATTGAATTGGAGTTGTCTCAATATCTAAAGCCTTGTCAATGTCTTCAAAACTCATATATCAATTCCTTTAGTAGTACTATAAACTTTACCGTCACCATAATCATATCTAGATTCACTAAATCCAAAATCATCATCAAGACCAATCAATTCATCATCTGCATCGTTAATTACATTGAGCGCAGTTCCTGATGTATGTGTTGTAATAGGAGTATTATCTTGACCTCTGGTCACAGTTAAAGTATTTCCTGTAATTTTACGAATAAACATAGATTCTGAATCAACCATAATATATGTTTTTTCGAGTAAAACTGATCCATCAACAACTGTAAATTCAGTTACATCTTCATTGATATCTTCAGAGATTTGAGTAATTTCATCATTATTATAATCTTGTAATGATCTAGGTTCTACTACATACCTCAACTGTCTAGATGCATTGACTTTGTTTGTATTCGTATAATAATCAACTTGAACTTGTTTGATCAATGCATCATTTGGTGTTCCAATTGGACCAAACAGATAAGTCTTAGCGACAAAATCTAATGTATAAACTAAAACTCTCCTTGTAGTGAAATCTCCTTCATATTGATCGTCCATTGCAATTCTTTCAAGAACCATTGGAATATCTCTTTTTTCTCCAATACTTGATACCAAATCTACAGTTAAATTAAAGTGCGGTTGAAAATAGGGTAATATTTGTTCTACGACTTGTAAAGCATCTTCATTAAGTTTAGACATTATTGAAAGTCTAAAATTTACATTATATGGAACTGGCATAAAAACTTTTGTTAGTTCATTATTTGCCTGATCTAATGCTTTAAAAGTTTGCATAGTGGAAGACTTTCTACTAGAATCATAAGAAATTCCAGTCATTTCAAAAGACATTCTGGGAAGAGTAATTGCAACTCTCTTTTTTAAATCAGGAACTTGTTCGATTCTTGCTAAGAATTTTTGAACTGGACCATAAGCAATAGGTACAGTTAGGATACTAAAATCATCCCCTGCATTATCTTTATGTTTGATTTGAATATTATTAAAAAGTGTACCGAAAGCCACTATGGTCTTTCTCAATATTTCATGATAAAAATAATTTGAGATCATAACAAGTTACCTAGAGTAATAATTATTTAGTATTCGCCAAAAGGATTCTTTTGACTGAAATCAACAATTTCATCAGCAGCTAATTCGATTTCGAGATTTTCTGCATATAGATCTAAGAATTCATTTGTTTGAACACTTGAGACCTTATAACTTGCACCTGCACCAACTATAGCTTCTCCTCTTGCAAAAGTTCCATCAACAACAGAAAGTTTAAGAACTCTATTGACATAATCCCAACTCTTAACATATCCAGTTGTACCAGTTCTAGAACCAGTAACAACTTCATTATAATCATAATCTCCGAATGTAGTTGCGGTAGGATCTGTGAAGGATATTGTTGGAGTAAATGTATATCCAGCACCAGCGTTAGAATAACGGATTGCAACCACTACGCCATTAGAATTAAGAATTGCCTCAGCTTGTGCATTTCTAATATTAGAGGAGATACCTGTACTTGTTGGAATAAAGGTTCTTTGGATTGCAACTTGAGGAGTTGTAGTGTATCCAACACCACCGGAAGAAATTCCAATGACTCCAAGAACTCTTGTGTTAATAACCGCAGTAGCAATTCCACCACTTCCACCACCACCAGAAATAGTTACCACTGGAGGTTCAGTATATCCGAATCCAGGATTTGTGATGAGAATTCTATCAATTGCAAGTTTTTGATTTGTAGATCTACTTGTCATGATTGCAACAGCGGTTGCAGTCAATCCACCTGACGGTGCAGTAGATATAGAAACTGTAGGTGGGAAAGAATATCCAAATCCATCATTAATGAGATCAATATACTGGACTGACTTGGAATTAGGATCAGTCGTTGCAAATCCAACAGTTGCTACGGCTGAAGTGGCCCCCGTTCCAACCATTTGAATGGTGTAAACATTTCCAAGATCCTTAATGGACTCATTAACTTCGATGCCGGTAGGATCAACTTCAGGAACATCAATAATCTCATCTTCGTATTCAAACCTTTCGCATCTTAATTCATAAACATAAAGATTATTGAGTTGATAGAAAGGTTTCTTACCCTCAACATACTTAATTTCAAATAAAGATTCATCAAGTGGGAACCAAATTAGATCTCCTTCTTGAGGTCTATATGCAACTTTTCTTTCATTTTCTGGCCATAATTTTAATAATGGTGAGATAAAATCATCGTATCTTTCTTTTGAGATGACAAGATTAATTTCATCATTACTTCTGACACCAAATTTACTTAGTAAATCTCCATTACCACTAAATCCCTCAAAATTCATTAGATAGGCTTCAATACGAAAACTATCATCAAATTTGGATGCGGTTACTTCTTTAATAACTGTATTTTCTCCAATGATTCTTCTAGGCATGTATAGAACATCTTGTCCATACATTTTAAGTTGTTCGTTAATTAGATCTTGAATAAGCCTTTGCTCACTCGGAGATCCTTGAAGAAAATAAGAATTGAGTGGTGACATATCAACCTATGAGATCAAGTGGTGGTAATTCGTATTCATCCTTAAGTTGTTGTTCCAATTTTTCTACTTCGGCAACTCCATCATCATAGATCTGTCTTCCATTCAACTGAACTCCACCTGGAAGTAAGACTCCATTGAATTTAATCATGTTCTGTCCCCACTGTTTTTTGATGAGAGCAGTGAGGTATTTTTTTAACCACCAATCGTTGTAGAGTTTTGGTGCATCTGATGGATCTAGAACTCTATAACAATCAATAATAACATATTCATTCTCGCCAACTTGAGACCAATCAATGTCAAGATATAATTTATGATTCTTCTTATTGAATCTGATTTGTGCATGAGGATTCAAAAGAAAATCCAAATCTTCAAGATACCTTTTGACCATTGCATAATTAAGAAGATCTAATGCACCATAATAGTAAACATCATTTAAGAATAACTGATATTTAATATTAAAAAGACCGTCTGAAATTGTACTGGAATTGATCTTAAGAATATTATTTACACCAATAATACTATCTGGAAGAGGCAAGTAATTGACTCCTTCAACATAAGTAAGTGAAGTCAATCCAGCTCCAACGACGCTACCTGAAGTAGATGCAGAACCTACTGGCCCTGGTTGAGCTAATGTTGTTTTAGTTGCAGGGGTAAGTTTGTGTTTTAAAAATACACGATCAATACCATCAAAATGGCGTTCATGATAATATTGAATTGCATCATCAATTAAATTATCGATCTGATCGTCATCTACATTTATTTCTAAAACGGGCTTTCCTAATTGTTTGAGGCAGTAATCTTTCAACTCCGCTCTACTAGATGGTTGCGCCATAAAAAATACCCCTAGTTTCCTAGAGGTATTTATAATTTAGATGTCCGCGTATCTTCGTATTAACCTATGAAATATATCATTAACTTTGAATCCTGCTTGACTTATAACCTTTTTAAAATCTTCATCTGTTTTTACAGTATTTGAAGTTTCCTCATCAAGATTTAATTCATTCAACTCATAACATATTTCTCTTATGAATGGATCTTTAATAAGAGATTTTACCCAAAATACACAAACATCTCTGTGACCCTTGGTTACTTTGTTGACTCTATGTGGTATACCAGTTGGATAAACAATACCAAATCCAGGTTCTAATTTTATCTTAACTTCTTCATCATTCATGAAAAAACAAAGTTCTCCACCTTCGTAAGTGGATGGATCCGAAAGAAACACAGTTACACTAAAATGACCATTAAATCCTATATCCACATGAGTATTATAATACCCACCTTCTTTAGTTCTGGTAACTAAAGTATCTTCTATTTTTTTAGGAAAGCAAAAATTTACAAATTTTTTATTGGTGTCAATTGATTCATAAATCGGCTTTGAAATTTTTTCTTTTATGTAATAATTTACCAGTTCTTGATTGTTTTTTGTAGTTGGATCTCCATAGTATGTTTTTAATCCCGTATCCCAATCAGTATCAACAGAAAGATCTAAAAATTTTTGAACATTTTTTAGATCTTCCTCATCCAAAAATTTTACGATTAAGTAATCATTTTTCATATCAATCTTGATAAATTGTTTCTTTTAAGAATTGATAATGTGTAGGTAATCCATTAACATAAGAAACCATAGTATCATGAAACATTTTAAACTCTCTATTGATATTTTTAAATTGTTCAATTTCTTCATAAGGAAGTTCTCCTGATCCCGGCAAACCTCTGCCCACTTTATATGTTGGTAAGTATCCCATACCAGCAGCAATATAAGGCATACCACCAATCAATCCATTAAAGTTTGATTGTCTAAAAATATTAATTTCAAGTTGTTGGACATCATACTCATTATAATATTCAATGGAAGTTACATGTTTCCAATAATCAGTATCTCCTCTCATTGATAGTCCATAATGAGTTTCAATAAATGATCTTACGCCATCCATAGTATAATCAAGATATGTATTAAAAATAGATTTATCAATACCCGAAACAAATCTATTCCTTCTAGTTAAAGTTTTAACCAATCTGAAAATATTATCATGTGTGGTTAATAATCCAGTAGATTCCAAAGGTTCAATAAAACCATATGAAAGTCCTATTCCCAAAACATTTTTTACCCAGGCTTTCTCTCTTTTACCATGACGAATAAAAATTTCTTTCATTTCTAAGTCATCTGGAATATTTTTCTTTGTTTTTTTCAGATGGTTGCGAAACTCAATTTCAGCTTGATCTCTAGAAACAAACTTACTAGAATAAACATATCCAGAACCAATTCTACTCCACAGTGGAATATTCCAAACCCACCCATTTTCAATTGCTGTACAATTGGTGGTATTTTCCATTTCTTCATTTGGATCTGAATATGGAATTTTAGTAGCAAGAGCTCGATCATTTAATAATGTATCACCAAAAGAAATGAATTTTGATCCCATCTTTTCTTCTAGTAATAAAGATTTAAATCCGGTACAATCAATGAAAAGATCAGCAGTTAATTTTTGTCCAGATTCCGTAAGTATATAATCAACTTCTCCATCTTCTTTTTGACAAACATCAACAACATCTTCAACAATATGAGTCATACCAGAAGGTAAACAAATGTTATTTTTCAAATAAATTCCAAATTTTGTTGCATCTAGATGATATGCAGTATCCTTTTCAAAGAAAAAGTTTGGAATACCACCATCTTCATTTTTTGTTAATTTATTTTTTTCAGATAAGTATGAAATGGGATTATAAAATTTAGCAAATTTATCCAATGTATGATATTCTGGATCAATCTGTCTTAAAATTGGCCATGCATCCAAACCTCTTTGCATACGGTCTGCGCCATGAATTCCAAATGGATATTGGAAAACAGTATCAGTTTCTCTAAAATCTGTAAATTTAATGGAAACTTTATAAGTTGCATCACATTCCTTCATCCAACTACTATCATCAGTTAATCCAATTAACTGCAAGTAATTGTTAAATTGACCTAATGTTGATTCACCAACTCCCATTGTCTTAATATCTTTGGATTCAATAAGAGTTACATCCATATCTGGAAAATTCTTACATAAAGCAGCAGCTGTCATCCAACCAGAACTACCACCACCAACAATGACAATTTTATTAATTCTCATAATAATCTCCAATTACTTATAAAAATTGTTTAAACGCTTTCTGAACTTATTATAAATGGTATCAGTAAACCAAGAAATTGATCCGTAGTAATTATCTCTATGTATCTCAGATAATTTTTCTTTAGATAAAAAATTAATTTCATGATCAAAAGATGTCCTCCTAAAAGGAATAATTAACATGAGAGGAGTATCCTTCAATACTACCTGTTTTTTCTGATCATAAATTTCCGGAGATTCTTGAATTGAATAATTAAATTCAAAAAACCACTTCAAATGAATTGGGGTAATATCAGGATGAACAACTGCTGATACTGATGTAAAATTTTTATTTCTATTCCAATATGGATCAGTAATTAAAACGGATACACCTGGACTTGTTTTAATCCACCAAGGACTAGATACCTTATGAAACATTCCCATCTTTGGTTTTTGATCATAAGTCATTCCTTGAAATTGGTTAAATCTATGAATATTATAATTTAACTCCG